ACCGTTTTTAGGTGTCCGCAAAATGGTACTGAGGTAGTCCTATATGGCGGGTAGGCCGAGAACGTCAGCGGCGATCCTCAAGCTGCGCGGGACCTTCATTCATGACCCCCAAAGAGCCCGTGAAGACGCGCCCGGGGCCGGCCCATTCGATCCTGAACCGCCCGATGGGCTGACCGGGCCAGAGATTGCTGCGTGGCGCGAAATCGTCGCGGCGCTTCCGCGAATTGCACTGACGGCAAGCGAGCGGCCGGGGCTCATTCAGGTCGCGCGGCTTTGGGCGACCCTGCGCCAGACGAATCCGGCCTCGCCTGATTTTGTGAAGCTGGACGCAGCCTTTTGCAGATGGTGCGTTCAGATGGGTATGACATTGCAAGCGAGGGCAAAGCTAGGGACCAGTGGCAAGCAAGACGGCAAAGCAAACAAGTTCTCGGGGCTCAAGGGAGAGCCATCCGCGGGATGACTACGTTTCGGTCGCGCTGGCCTACGCCCAGGACGCGGCCGAGGATCGAAAGGGTAAGAACTATGGGAAGTGGATCCGGCTGGCCGCAAAGCGATTCATCGCGGACCTGAAGGCAGCGCAACGTAAGCGACCGCCGTTCCTGTGGAGCCCGGAGCAGGCGAACCGCTACTGTTCTTTTATCGAGCTCCTGCCGCACGTCGAGGGCGACTGGGAATCGAAGTCGATCCGGCTTGAGCCCGCGCAGATTTTCTTTCTTTGTAACCTGTTCGGATTCCGCAGACTTGACGGCTCAAGGCGGTTTACGACCGCGCTTTATGCGGTGGCGCGTAAGAACGCCAAATCGACGCTTGCCGCAGCGATTCTGCTGGCCTGTTTTTGCTTGGAGTCGGAAATGGGGCCGCAGGTGTTGTCTGCGGCGACTACTGGCGACCAGGCGCGGATTGTCTGGGGTATTGCGAAGCGGATGGTGGATCGTGAGTCGGCGCTCCGGCAGGAGTTCTCGCTCGAGGCTTTCGCGAATGCGATCGCACGGTATGAAGTCGGCGGGTCGTTCCGCCCGATCAATGCGAAAGCCTCGACCCAGGACGGCCTGAATCCCTCGGCGCTCTGTTTTGACGAGCTCCACGCGCACAAGACGCGCGATCTTTTCGACGTGCTGAGGTCTGCGGCCGGCTCGCGGAAGAATCCTCTGTTCCTGTATACGACGACCGAGGGTTACGAAAACCCCGGCCCGTGGCAGGAAGTGCGGCGGTTTGCATGGCAGGTATTGGACGGCATCGTGAAGGCCGACCATTTCCTTGCGCTGTACTACGCGCTCGACGACGCGGACGACGACTTCGACGAGTCAACGTGGGGGAAAGCAAACCCGCTGCTCGGCGTCTCGGTCAGTCTCGAAAAGCTGCGCGAGTATGCGCAGGAAGCCAAGGCGCTACCCGGCTCGCTAGCAGAGTTCCGCATCAAGCGATTGAATCGTCCAGCGGCCTCGGCCGAGGCGTGGATTGATCTTCGCAAGTGGAAACGATGCGGAGGGGAGGTGCCGCTAGAGGGCCTTCTCGACGCCCCCTGCTGGGCTGGATTGGACCTTGCGAGCACGACCGACCTCGCGGCGTGGCGGATCGTCTGGAAAAAGGACGACGTGTACTACACATGGGGGCGCTACTGGGTGCCTGCAGCTGCGGTCAGACAGCGCACGGAGCGCGGGTCGGTACCCTATGCGAGTTGGGTCGCGGAGGGCTGGATTACCGAGACATCGGGAGATGTCATCGACTACGCGGTCGTGAAGGCGCAGATCCTTGATGACGTGGCGCGATTCCGCCCCGAGGAGGTCGCCTACGATCGATGGAACGCCTCCCAGCTCGTGCTTGAGCTGCAGGACGGCGGAGTGCAGATGGTTGAATTCGCGCAGGGGCCGAAGTCTTACAACCCGGCCATGCAGGCCTTGGAGACGGCGTATGTCAGCGGAAAACTACGACACGGAGGCAATCCTGTCCTGACCTGGAACGCGGCGAATCTGGTGCCGCGTCGGGACGTAAACATGAACATGGCACCCGACCGCAAGCGATCCGCTGAGAAAATCGACGGCATGGTGGCCCTGCTGATGGCAATGGGCCGCGCCGCGTTGCATGGTGACGGCAACCTTGCAGACTTCCTAGAAAACCCGGTTGTCGCGTGAACAAGACGCTGCGGGCGATGTTCTACTGGCTCGGCTGGGCCGGCGGACTGAGGTCGGATACCGGCCGCCAGATTGGCGCTCCTGGCGGGCAACTGGTCGAGGGCACATCGAATATCGGCCCAGACCTTGCGCTGCAGGTTTCGACGGTATGGGCTTGCGTGTCCCGCAGGGCGAGCACGGTAGCGTCGCTTCCGCTGTTCGTGTACCAGAACAGAAATGGTATGCGCGATCTGGATCGTGGTTCGCGTGCGTGGCAGTTGCTGCACGACTCGCCGAATCGGCGCATGACGCCCTACGAGTTCTGGCAGACGATGATGTTGAATCACGATCTGCGCGGGAACGCTTACGCGAAGATCGATCGGGCGCCGAACGGCGAGGCGCTTTCGCTCTGGCCAATGCCGGCTGATCAAGTAGACGTTGAAGTCCTCGAGAACGGGGATGTTGTCTATTTGTACCGCATGAGCAAGGGCACTGCCGTGTTGGCCGAAGATAGCGTTCTGCACCTGAAGGATATGGGCAACGGCTCCATCGGCCTATCCCGCCTCGACTACATGCGCGGGACGACGACCGAGGCACAGAAGGCGCAGCAGGAAGCGAATCGCACCTTCGGGACCAGCGGAAAGCCGACCGGCGTACTGATGCTCGACAAGGTTCTGAAGAAAGAACAGCGCGAGCAGTTGCAGGCGCGGTTTTCGGAAATCGCGAACGGCTCAACGGCGCGTCTGTATGTGCTCGAAGCCGATATGAAGTATCAGCAGATCTCGCTGTCGCCAGAACAGCAGCAACTTTTGGAGTCTCGTAGATTTTCAGTGGAAGAAATCTGTCGCTGGTTCGATGTGCCTCCGGTGCTTGCACATCACTCAAACGTGACGACGTGGGGCTCCGGCATCGAACAGATTGTGGACGGTTTCCACAAGTTCACGATTCGGCCCCTGCTGGTGAGCATCGAACAGGCGCTGACGAAGCGGGTGATGACGCCGGCCCAGCGCGCCGCGCTGACTGTCGAGTTCAGTCTCGATGCGCTGCTCCGTGCGTCACTGAAGGATCGCATGGAGATCTACGCGAAGGCCGTGCAGAACGGCATCTATAACCGGAACGAGGCGCGGCAGTTGGAGAATGCGCCGCCGTACAAGGGCGGGGACACGTTTACCGCGCAGACCAACCTTGCGCCCATTGAGATGCTCGGGAAGATTCAGGCGCCCGCACAGCAAAGCCCAGAGCCCGTCGCGCAGTAAGGAGCGACATATATGCTTGTTCGCAAAACCATCAACGTCTGCGATGCCGATCTGAAGATTGACGGCGAGTCCGGCAAGTTTGCCGGGTATGCGAGCGTCTTCGGCGGCGTGGATTCCTACGGTGACACCATCGCGAAAGGCGCATTCGAGGCGACGCTGAAGGCGAATGGAAAGCCGAAGATGTTCTACAACCACGACTGGGACATGCCCATAGGCAAGTACCAGGTCGCGCGCGAGGATGACAAGGGGCTGTACGTCGAGGGCGAGTTCACGCCCGGAATGCAGCGTTCGGCTGAAGTTCGCGCTGCCATGAAACACGGGACTATTGATGGCCTGTCAATTGGCGGCTTCCTGAAGCGCGGCGACTATGAAGAGACCGAGAACGGTAGGCTCATCAAGCAATGGTCAACACTCGTTGAAGTGTCGCCGGTAGTTTTCCCAGCCGATTCTGCGGCCCGCGTCGAGTCGGGCAGCGTCAAGGTCATGGATCTCGAAGCGGCTCTGGCCGATGTCGAGACCGTCAGAGAGTTCGAGCGCCTCCTGCGCGACGCAGGGGGCTTTTCCAAGGCGATGGCTGCAAAGCTGGTCGCCAGGGCCAAGGTCATCTTTTCCGAGCGGGAGCCCGGTGAGACGGCGGAGGCTAGAGCAAAACGCGCTTGCATCGAGCGTATCGCGGCATTGGCCGGCGTGCAGATGTTCGCGTAAACCTCACCAACTCAACGGAGAATCTCAATGTCTGATGAAGCGATGATGAAGACGCTCGAATCTATCGAGCGCGCCCTTGCTGCTGCTGCCGAGAAGGCAGAGAAGCAGCAGCAGGAGTCCGGTCGTATTTCGACCGAAGTGAAGGCCGAGCTCGACAAGCTTGGGGAAAAGCAGCACGAACTCGCAGAACGGCTGCGCGAGATCGAGCAGCGTGGCGGCGGCGAAGGCGAAGGCCAGAAGCCGTCCGAGGGCTGGGGCGAACAGCTCGTCAAGAGCGACAGCTACAAGGCATTCGCCTCGGGGCAGTCCTCGAAGTGCCGGATCGAAGTGAAGAACACTATCACGGGTGACGACGCTACGGTCGCGCCGGATCGTCGTCCCGGCATCGTGCCCGGCTCGTTCCAGCCGCTCCTGATCGAGTCGCTCTACCCGAGCGTTCCGACCTCGAGCAACGCCATCGAGTACACGAAGGAAGCCTCCTTCACGAACTCGGCGGCGGAGGCTGCGGAAGGCGCGGCGAAGGCCGAGTCCGCGATCACGTTCTCGCTGGTCAACATGCCGGTGAGCACGGTCGCGCACTGGCTGAAAATCAGCCGGCAGCTTGCCTCTGACAACTCGGCGCTTGCTGCCTATGTCAACCAGCGACTGGTGTATGGCGTGAACAAGCGCGTTGACACACAGCTCGTTTCTGGCAACGGCACGGCGCCGAACATCAGCGGCTTCCTGGACACGGGCAACTTCACCGCGCACGGCTACGCTGACGCGGCGCTGGGCTCGACCCTGAAGAAGCTGGTCCTGATTCGCAAGATCATGGGCGATCTCGAGGCGGCCGGCTACCCGCCGGATGCCATTGTGCTGAATCCGGCAGACTGGGCGCAGGTCGAGGTGGACCTGCTCACGTCGGCCGCTAACGCGAACCGCGTGCAGTACGACCAGGCCGGGCGTCCGGTGCTGTTCGGCGTGCGTGTGGTGTCGTCGGTCGGCATGACGGCCGACAACATCGCGGTCGGGGCGTTCCGGCAGCACGGCACGATCTACAACCGCGAGGGTGTGGTGGTCGATATGTCCGAGTCTGACAGCGACAACTTCACGAAGAACCTCGTGACGATCCGCGCCGAGCGTCGGCTCGCGTTGACATCCGAGGTACCCGCAGCGATCCGCGCTGGCGATCTGACCCCGGCCTGATCCGTCTGGGTGATGGTGGAACTGGGGGGGGGCGGGGAAACCCGCCCCCTTTTTCTTGCAGGAGTCCCATGCGTCAAATCGAATTTACCGGTCAGGGATCGAATACCATCCTGGGCAACTTTGCGCCCGGCGATATGGCTCGCTGCAGCGATGCGCTGGCCCGCCACCTGGTAGACGAGGCGAGAGTCGCGAAGTACGCGACCCGCGTCGCAGGGGAACTCAAGGCGCCACGTCGGCGTAGGTCAGGCAAGTGAGCCTGACCCTTGTAACCTGGCCGGTCGTTGAGCCGGTCACGCTTGCAGAGGCAAAAGCGCACTGCAAGGAAGAACTCCCGGACAATGATGCGCTGCTCGCCGGCTATATTCTCGCCGCGCGCCAGCATGTCGAGAACGAGACTCAGCGCGCGATCATCACGCAGACCTTCGACTACAAAGCCGCATCTACTGACGGCCTCTGGCCCGTTTACTGGGATGGGCAGTGTTACACGACAGGAATCAAGCTGCCGATGCCCCCGTTGCAGTCGGTGACTTCGGTGAATTACGTCGATACGTCTGGCAATCCTCAATTGCTGGCGACCGATCAGTACCAGGTTGTCAAGACGAACGGCGACAGCCTTGAAGGAATCGTCGTACCGGCCTATGGGGTCGCGTGGCCGGGTCTGCGGCCGATCTTTGATGCGGTGACGGTGCGGTTTACATCCGGCTATGGCGGCTTGGAATCAGTCCCGCACGCTATTCGTCAGGCGATTCTCATGCTTGTCGGGGAGTGGTTCGCGCATCGCGAGGCGGTGATAAGCGGGACGATCATTGCGGAGCTGCCGCTGGCAGTGAGGGCGCTGCTCGCACCCTTCCGGGTGTACTGATGCGCGCGGGTCCTATGGATCGCCGCGTCACGCTTCAGACGCGGAGCCTGGCTGCGGCTAACGCCCGCGGCGAGAAGATCGCGAGCTTTGCGACTTTAGCAACCGTATGGGGCGAGAAGCGGGACCTTTCGGGGCGCGAGCTGTATGCGGCGTCTCAGTTGCACGCGGAAGCGAGGGTCTCATTCAGGATTCGTCATCGCGATAGCCTGACGACGATCAACCGGGTCGTCTATGACGGCCTCACCTACGACGTGCTGCACATTGCCGAGATCGGCAAGCGGGACGGCTTGGAGCTTCTCTGCAAGCGAGTTGAGACGTGACGCAGGTTGTCGAGGTGCGCGGCTTGCGCGAGCTTCGCGAGGCCCTGCTGCGGAAGATTCCCGAGAACATGCAGGGCAAGGTGCTGCAGAAGGCTCTATCTGCCGGAACCGCGCCGGTTGTTCGTGACGCGCGGCAGCGCGCGCCGGTCAAGAGCGGCGTGCTGAAGCGGGCAATTCACGCGATGCGAAGCAAGCTCAACTCGAACGGCATCTTCGAGGAGCGCATCGTCAGAGTCCGCCACGGGAAGAAACAGCAGAAGAACAATCGCGATGCATTTTACTGGCGATTCATCGAGTTCGGACGCGGTCGAGTTGTGGCCGGATCGAGATTCAGGCGTACGAAACTAGGCAAGCTTCGCAACTACGGCACAGATGCCCAGGTGCTTGGAACTCCGGAGAAGGGGTTTTTCGGCAAGTCCGTAGACCCGGCCGGCGAGCGGCCGTTTCTGCGGCCCGCGTTCGATGCCAACAAGTTCAAATCTCTGAACCTGATAACGGAACAGCTCCGCAAATCGCTTGAAGTGGCCGCAAGGAAGGCGAGATGGCAGACCCCATCGAGGTAATCCGCGCGGCGCTGGTCGCTGCAGCGCCTGTTACGACGATCGTCGGTGATCGCATCTCCGAGGCTCCGCGAGCGCAAGGTGAGGTGTTGCCGGCGGTCGTCCTGACGGTGGTCAGCAGGGTTGCTATCCAGCATTTGCAAGGTGACGCGAATCTCGACGAGGTTCGCGTTCAAGTGGACAGCTTCGCGACCACCAAGACGGGAGCCGCGGCATTAGCTGCGGCAGTAAGGGCCGCGCTCATCGCGCCAGACAGGATTCTTCAAAACGAGATCGGCGACTTCGATCAGGAAACCGAGACGCCCGTGGTCTCTCAAGACTTCACCATTTGGATTGATCCAACTGCCTAGCGAGGATTTTCATTATGGCTGCAATCAAAAGTCAGGGCGCGCTGCTCAGCGTGTCCACCGCGGAAGCGGCATCGGACACCATCACGGGGATCACGTCCGCGAATCCCGCAGTGGTGTCTTCAACTTCTCACGGCATGGCAAACGGCACGATCGTGCGTATCTCTGGCGTCGTCGGCATGACGCAGGTCAATGATCGCGCTTTCGTGGTCGCAAACCAGTCTGCCAATGCCTTCGATCTGAAGGGCATCGATGCTACCGGGTACACGACCTACTCGTCTGGCGGCCTCGCCTACGCGCAGACCATGACAAGCGTCGGGCAGGTGTCGAGCGTGAGCGGGTTCGACGGGCAAGCCGACGAAATCGACGTGACGCATCTTCAGTCCACTGCCAAGGAGTTCCTGATCGGTTTGCAGGACTTCGGCAACGTCACGCTCGAGCTGCTGCTCGGCAGTGGCGATACCGGCCAGGCCAGGCTGCGCGCTCTCAAGGCATCAGCGGCCATCGGCCAGTTCTCGATTACCCTGTCGAATGGCGAGATTGCGGCGTTTCGCGCTCTGGTGCGCTCGTTCACGTTCACGAATCCGAGCAACGAAGCCGCGCGCGGTTCCGTGCAGCTCCGTGTGACCGGCGAGCCCGCCTGGTTCGCATGAACCGCGATCAACTGTTGGCGGCGCGAACGCGCAGGGTCGAGGCGGTTGAGGTCGAGGGGATCGGGAAGGTCTATATCCGAGCGATCTCAGCGCGGGATGCACTGGCGCTCGAATCCGACATCGGCAAGATTGACAAGAACGGGGAAGCCGGCGGTCTTCCTCCTCTTGTGGCGTTGCAGCTTGCCTCGTTCATTTCGGATGTGGCCGGCAACGCGATCCTGAACAGGGATGACGCTGCGGCCCTGCTCGATATCTGGTCCGCGAATCAGGTGCGCGAGGTGATTCGCGCTGGCGTGAAGCTCAACGCGCTGGGCGATGAGTCTGTGGAGGCGGCCGGGGGAAACTGAAGTCCCAGCCGCTGCGACTGTTCCTGTTCAGTCTCGCAGAACGGCTGGGGAAGACGGTTTCCGAACTGATAGACCAGCTCGACACGGCAGAGCTCGCAGAGTGGATGGCGTTCGCCCGGCTCCGGTCTGATCCGCAGGCGTTTGACACGGTCGAGGACAAGCTCAGGTCCGCATTCGGCAGGAGATCCAGTGGCAGGTAGTCTCGGCAGTCTCGTCATCTCGATGGCGTTGGATATGGCGCGATTCCAGGGCGATCTTGGGCGCGCTGCTGCCATCACCGAGCGGCGGATGAAGAATATCAAAGAAACCTCGCAGCGCGCGTTTACAGCCTTGACGCTGGCTGCTACGGCTGCTGGCGGTGCTTTGGTGACCATGGTCTCGCGCAGCCTGAAAGCGGCCGATGACGTGCGCGAATTGGCGATGGCGCTTGGCACGACGACCGAGGAGTTGAGCGGGCTGATCGAGGCGGCTTCGCGGAGCGGCTTGTCGCAGGATCAGATTGCTACCGGAATGAAGCGCCTCTCGGCCAACGCCATCGATGCCGCGAAGGGCGTCGGCGAGGCGTCCAAAGCGTTCAAGGCGCTCGGGATCAGCGTCAAGCGGGAAGACGGCACTATCAAGTCGTCTGGCGAACTGATTCGCGAGATGGCAGACAAGTTCTCTCAGGCTCCCGATGGAATTACCAAAACCGCGCTCGCGATGGCGGTGTTTGGCAAGGAAGGGGCGGCGTGGATTCCGTTCCTGAACGAGGGCTCTGTAAAGATCGACGCCCTGATCGAGCGCCTTGCCCGAATGGGCGTCGTTATCTCAACCGAGACCGGCGTCGCGGCAGACCAGTTCCTGGACAACCTCAAGGATTTGAAGGATCTCAGTTCCGGCTTTTCCCGCCTTCTGGCCGCGGAACTTGCGCCTAGCCTTGCGAACGTGACCGGCGAACTAGTCAGGGACGCGCAGGGATTTGACACTCTCAAAGCGTCGGCTGAGTTCTTCGCCGACTTCGTCCGCGTCATCGTCAGCGGGCTCCTTATCATCAAGCAAGTCCTCTCTGAGCTCGGCAAGTCCGTTGGCGGGCTTGCGGCCGCCTTTGCTGCGGCCGCCCGCGGGGATTTCCGGGAAGCTTGGGACATTCTCGGGCAGCTTTCAGAAGATGGCGCTATCGAGCAGGAAAAGTTTATCACTGGCCTGCTCGATGTATGGGATAAGACAGCGCAGCAGACCTCCTCTGCCGCGCCCCGACTCGGAGCAGAGCTGGCCGCCCCTGCTAAAGAAGCGGCGAAACTGACCAAGGAGGCGGTCAAGGAACTCGAGCGCTACCACAACCAGGCGCGCCAGATGGTGATCGACGCCAATCGGCTTAAGGAGTCTCTCTACACCAGCTTCGATACCGATAACGCGCTCGGCGAGAACACGCTTGCGATTGGCGAAGCGATGGCGAAAATTCGCGCCGAGACGCTTGAGATTCCTCCCGCAGCCGAGCTTGCCGCTGACTCGCTGTCAGTCTTTGCGGAGCAGGGCGCGCGCAACCTTCAATCAGCATTTGCTGATTTCCTGTTCGATCCATTTGAGGACGGGCTCAAGGGGATGCTGCGCGGTTTCATCGACACGATCAGGCGCATGGTTGCCGAGGCGGCGGCGGCGAAGTTGCTAGAGGGCGTCAGCGGGTTTCTGGGTAGCGTGCTTGGGGGGCTGTTTGGCGCCGGTACCGCAGTCTCTGGCGCGTCCGGCTCTGGATTGTCATCCTCCCTTTCCGGATTCCGCGCGATGGGCGGCCCGGTTTCTGGTGGTCGGTCCTACGTGGTCGGCGAGAATGGCGCCGAAATATTCAGGCCCGGAACATCAGGAATGATTTATCCCAACGGCGCAACCGGCCAAAACGTCAATGTGACCATCGGCGGGACCACGATCAACGCGCCGAATGCCGATGCGAGTGTTCTGCCGCGCCTGAGCGCCTTGATCGACCAGAAGGATGCCGCGCTTGAGGCCAAGATCATTGACGGCTTCCGTCGCAATCGTTACCGCCTGGCTGAGACCTGATGGACATCCTGATTCCGTCTTGGGTCAAGTCTGCGGGCGTCAGTCTTCGCTATCTCGATTCTACTGGCGTCAGCCAGTCCGACTTCGGCGGCCCCCCGCGTACCGCCTCTCTAGGCGGCGATCGACTTGGCGCAAGTCTGCAATTCACGCCAACCGCCACCTCCGCGACCGATTCTGCAATGGAGCGGCGCCGCGTCATGGCGATCCAGATGGCCCTGCGGGGCCGCCAGGGGCGCTTATGGATGGCTAATCCGGCCCGCCGTCTTGGCGGCACCTTCCCCGCTTCTGAACTTCTCACCAATCCTTCGTGGGCTGATGGCCTCACCGGCTGGACCACGTCCGGTAGCGAGGCGGTTTTATCGCTTGCAGATCGTCGCCTGCGTTCGACCCGCGCTGCGGGTATTACCGCGCGCTCAATTCGTAACGGTACTTCCTTCGGCGTCACTCAGTACGTCCCGTACATCGTCCGCGCATTGGCAATTCAGGGGCGCGGCCCCATAGATACTGCCCTCCGCCTTGGCACCACAAACGGCAACAATGACATTTTCTCGCAAGTACATTCCTCGGCCGGTTTATTGACGGGGGTTGCGGTTCCGGTTGCGACAGGTTCCGCATATTTCAGCTTGCTGGATGGCGCGAACTCTCGACCCGCCGGGGATTACCAGCTCTTCGACTATGTGAGCGTGTCGCGCGGGGCATTGGTGGATACCGGCGTGAACGTGCTGACCTACAGCTCTGACCTGTCTAACTCGATCTGGACAAAAAACAACGTCTCAATCTCAGCGACGTCTGTAACACTGCCGGATGGCACGACCGGAACGGTGAACTCTATCAAGGAAGACTCTACTGCCGGCTCGCAGCACCGCCTGCAACAGGTATATACCTGCCCGAGCGCGGCGCACGATCTGACATTTTCCGCGGCTTTCAAACTGACAGTGAATCGTTCATGGGTTGCGCTTCGCATGTTTGAGGCGACAGGCAGCACGCTGGCAACGGCGAACTTCAATACCAATGGCCCATCATTGGGCACGGTCGAAGCCGGGGCTAATTGGGCGAATCCACGCGCCTCGATGAGAGCAATTGGCGATGGCTGGTATCGGTGCAGCATCACGGCGCAGAAGACGAACAGCGCAACGTCCATCGAGGCGCGCATCTACGTTTGCGAGGCCGACAATGACTTTATCTTCGACGGCGGGAATCAGGACTCGATCCGAGTGTGGCTGCCGACGCTTGCGCCGACGAGTGTGCCAACACGGCTGATCTCCACGTCCGCCCTTTCGCTGCCTACCGGTACCGCGCCAACCGGGACCCTGCTCTATCTATGCGGTTTGCCAGCAAGCACGAGCGACTTGCTTCTGCCCGGCGATGAGATCGAAGTCATATCGTCCTATGGAAGCGAATACAAGTTTGTTACCGACACTCTCAGTTCCGACGACGGGGGGCTCGGCACGCTGCATATTTCGCCGCCTATCCGCGGAGTGGTGTCTAACGGCGCGGCAGTAGTCGTCAGCGAGCCCCTGGGATACTGGATGCCGACTGATGTACTCGGATTCGATCACGCGCCAGGGGTATTGACCCAGGCCTCCATTGAATTGCAGGAGGCCGCGTGAGCTACGTTGTTACGGTGTACGCGCGCAGTCCCGCTACATTGTGGAGCAAGGGCGAAACACGCAGGAACGACGTTTTTTGCATTGCCCGCTCACCGTCTTTCCCGTGGCGCTGGCTTGCTAATACGTGGGCGCGTAGCGCGACGCGCAGCATGTTGCCCGGCAGATGCTATTACGAAGTGACGATCGAGCCTGTCTCAATAGAAGGATAAACCACCATCATGCGTATTATCACACTGAGGCAAGGGCCATGAAGTTTGCCGCCCTCTTACTCGCGCTGAACCTCGGGCAAGCAAGTCCGAGTTATGATGGGGTTATTTACGTATCTGAATATCCGAATGGCGACAAGCCTTCGGGCGGTACCTGCCCGCCCGCGACTTGGACCGGGCTAAATCTCGGGGACGGCGGCGGAACGATTTGCGATAACGGTTCCGGGGATCTGTCTTTTTCCGTCACTGGCACAAATTCAATCGACAATGCCCGCATCATTCATAAGGACGCGGGAGCCGGCGAGGTTCAGATTGAGGGCCATATCACAGCTAGCTTTGGCGGTTCTACAGAAGCCAATGCGGCTATCGGGCTTGGCCTCCGCGAGTCAACTAATACCGGATCTTGGGTAGCTCAGTGCAAGTCTTTGCAGACCAGCTCAACTTCTATTCAGTGTCAGTATGGGTTAACTGGTTCAACAACCAACGTTAACTGCCAAGCTTCCGGCGCGACCCGCCCTGAATGGGCGGCAGTCACTTACTATCCGACTAACAATAGATTCAAAGGCCACACATCCGCAGATGGCTCAACATGGACGGAATGTTTCTCGGTTGACTACACGCCGTCAGACGTAATCGCATTCTTTATTGGCGGCTCCAAGTCTACGACTATTTCGCTCACGGCGACTATGGAGGACTTCGCGCTCCTTACAGAGATTGATGCTTACGATGAGGTGCCAGACGGCGGCGGTAATCCTCCTGTGCTGGTAAATCCGATTCCAGATCAGAACGCCGCGCAGACCGTCCCCTACACATTTAACTTCACTAGCTATTTTACCGGGGCGACTTCACACACCGTCAGCGGCCTGCCTGCGGCCGGTGGGCTATCTGAATCTTCTGACGGAGTAATCAGCGGAACGCCCGACTCTGACGACGCGGCGGCTTCACCGTTTCAGGTGACTATGTGCGGGGTTAACGGCGATGGCTCGACTTGTGACATAGCGCAATTTTCGGTTGCCGCGGTTCCTGGGGACACATTCACGATTTCTTCAAGTGCAACCCCTGCAAATTACGTCTTTGACTGTGCGACTACAACCAATTGTGGGCCGGGAGATGTGATCCTTATCGGCTCCGGCACGCACGTTAATCGCACCATCAATTTCAAGAATCTGATAGGCACAGCCGG